TTCAATCTGTTTGTTTTCTATATAATTTAATATTTATNACTAATTTATTAATTAATAATAACTTTTAACTCTCATTTATTGAATACTAGTGTATCAGTGATATATATGTCAAATAAAAAGTATAAAAAAGTATCTTAAAAAAACAAAAAAAGGCAGTAATAGACTAGCTATAATGCCTTTAGTTATCTTAATTTTGCAAGTGTTTATTAATTAACTCTTGGCTTCTTTTTTCTGCTTCCTTGTTAATTAATTCTCTAGCTTCTTTATTTGAACTAGCTTTTAATCAGTAAAGGTCTAATAAGCGTATATTTTGTAGTGTAAGCATGGTTTAATTTATTATATCTAAAGTTCATCTCTTTCTTTTCTCATTAATTGTTTCTATAAAATCTGCGCAAACATATTCTCAGTTTATAAAACATCATCTTCTAATTTCAGAATTTGTATAATATTCTAGCATATCTTCTACTTTAGTTTGTGTAAGTCAAGTCATTTTAGCTGTTTCTTTAATTACATTTCTAATTTCTATATAATCTGTTGTTTTTCTTTGTTTTCTTTTTTTGTACATATTAATTAGTTATTCAAAATAAATATAATTTATAAAATTTAGTAGCTTTTACCCCTCTAATTCAATACCAAGTTCAATTATTAGCGTCATAATGATACCTATACATACAAGTCAGTACAGCGTATTCTCATGCTCCAACTTTATCTTTAAAGTTATAATTATTCCAATAATAACCACATCATCTAACTTGTCCATATTTTCCTCTATAACTTAATCTAGCATAAGTTTTTGTTTCTCTATTCTTTAACCATTTTAATTGACTATCTATATCTATTGCTACATTATAACTTTTAAGTGTTTGTACATAACCTCTAGCACTTGAATTACTAGCATATATATTAAAGTCTGATTCAAAATTAACTAAAGCTAGTCTATTTAGTATTTGTTGTTCTGAATAATATTTTAACCATATAACTATTTGGCTTCTAGGTGGTGTTTTAATATTGTGGTCTCATCATTTAGTACATATATAATCTTGTCTAACTTCTCATGTTCTATCATTATAACAACCTATAACAGTTTTTTCTAATGGAAACCTATTAATAAACATACCGTGTTCAGCTATTAATTGCTCGTTAGAATAATTTGCTTCTGTATTAGGTACTAATATAGTCATTAATATAAATAAAGCTCATACAGATATTAAAAAAGGTTTTAAACATTTTCTTAACAAGTTTTTAACTTTTCTATCTTTTCTAGTTTGTTCTCTTTGCGCTTGAGATTTAATTCAAGATAGATTAATTGTATAAGGACTTTCTATTTTTATATCCATTTCTCTTTTTGAGTAAGGTTTTACTCTATTTATTTTTATTGTTTTCATTTTGTTTTTATTTTAATCAAAGTAAATTTAAGTATTTAGTAATTGTTTTAGAGTCTTTATACTCTCAATTTAATATTCTTGATATACAAGAATTAGGAACTCACATTAATCATGCTATCTCTCATTTTGATAGTCAGTTTCTAACTAAATCTCGTATTGTTTCTTTCAATACTTCCCTCCTTGTTTCATTAGCCTTTATAGCTTTTTGAAATTTATTCATATAAAATAGTTAATAAGTAAATAAGTTATTTCTAACTTGTAACTTAAGTATAACATCATTTATTATATTTTGCAAATATTTTGCAAATAAAAAGTAAATAAATATTAAAAAAGCCAACTTAATGGCTTTAGTATGGTTAAACTTTTTTTTGTCTATTTTGTTCTTCTTCCTCTTTAATTTTAGCTATTTCATGTAATTGTATATAAGGATTTTCTTTTTTTTGTAGTTTTCTTAATTTAACTATATTGATAAAAACTCTTTTTAGTTCTTCTTCTCAAGTTATGTATCTTACATTAGGATAGTATAAATCTAATCCATAAGCGTATTTTAAATTAGATTCTGTTAGTTTATATCTAAATCATCATAAACTCTCTACTACTGTATCTCTTTTCCAAAAATAGGAAGTGTCAGTTTTGTTTTCTAGTTTTAATTTCTTCTATATCTTGTTTTGTTATTTCTCAGTCTTCTGCTTTTCTTTTATAGAATGTAGTAGCTTTTTTAAATCATAATATATAACCATGTTTATAAGACATTTTACCTTTTAGTGTTTTAGTTCTTAATGCTAGGTCTAATCAGAATAGTTTATTTATATGTTTTAAAGCTGCAGGGAAGATATATTTAGCATAAGCTCATTCTAATCTAAAAAATACTCAAATCTTTTCTAAATAAGTTAAGAATATAAGTGTTTTAGTTAGTGGTACAAATACTCAATAATCATAACGAAATAATGATAATAAAGCATATATAGAGCATCAATAGTAGGTGTCGTGCTGTAAAAGTTGGTTATATTCTTTATTCATAGTTTTTTTTAAATTCTAAAATGAATCATTTAATACTTTTTATTTTTTTATTTACAGCAAGTGATATACCTGCTGTACTAACTCATATACATCTACTTAAATCAACTGAACTATCCCAAGTTTTTATAAAATTTCAATCTAAATCATATTGGATTATTTTTTTACTGTTGTGGTGTAATTTTCAAAACATCTCAGTTTAATATATAGGATACTTGTTTTTTAACTTCTTCTACACTACAGTTTCTAAGAAAGTCTATAAATTCTTCATCGTGTTCTACTTCTTTAGTTCTTAATAGTGGTTGTGAAGATTCTACTCAAGTCATATAAAAATCATAGTTCTCATGCTTCATTTTGAAAGTATGTTATCTTTTCCATAAAAATATATAGTTAAAAAATATTATCAATTACTATTACTTGGTTCAAAAAGTATTCTCATCTCAAGTGTTACAGTACTTACTCAGTCTGTAAAGTCATCATTATAATACATTTCTAGTTTACCTCCATCTTCTATAAACATAGGTCTAGCACTTATATTTTCTTCACTTTCTTGAGATGGACTTTCTTCGTGGTCTACTATCATATCTGTAATTATCATTCAAGTATCTTCTATAAATACTGAAATATCGCTATCTCAATTAGGAGCAGCATCAAATCTCCATTCTGCTTCTAATATATAACAAGGTTGTGTAGAGAATATATGAAACATTATGTCACTATAAGTTCCTATTTGTGTCATAACTCCTGCTTCACTAGGTGCTGTAAAAGCATAACCATTATTATAATAATTTGTTAAAAAACTTGTATTAGGTCAATAAACATCTATATTAGTGTCTACATACTTTAATTCAAGTACATAATAGTTTCAAGGCACTAATAATTCATTTGTAGGTACAGCTTTTTCATTTCAGGCTTCAAATTGGTGTATTGAATAAAGTCTTTTACCTCATTTTAAATCTAATAAATAACTAGCTTGATTTCAGTTTATTTTAGTATATTGTGTTCAACTATCTATTGTAGTAGTTCAAGATGTAGGTATAGTAGCTCACATATTCCATAGCTTAATTTCTACTTGTCAAGGTGGTGGAGTAGCAACTAAATTATCTATATATGCATATTCTAAACCATCAGGGTCATCTATTCTAAATCAAATTTGTGTAATAGCTAAAACATTAGTAGTTCAAGCTCAATCTTCAACCATAGAACTTTCTAATATATTAAAATGATTCCATTCATTCTTATTAGCAAAAGCTAGTTGGAAACTTTTAGTATTTGTCCCATCTCAAATAAATACACTTACCTTAAATTTATTAAATTCTTTTGTAAAATATGCATCAAAACTTCAAGTATAGTTTAAGAAACTTGTAGCAGGCATTGTTTTAACCCACTCATTTCAATTAACATCTCAAGGTAAAGCCATTGATTTTGTTCAACCTTTTACTGTTGTAGTTTCAAGTAGAGCTAAATTACCAGTAGCTACCCAAGAAGCCTGTAAATTTGCACTACTCGTGTATGCTTCAAAATTATCTACCAACACTCAAGCAGCACTTTCTAAAGTAAGTCATAAAGCTGTTATATTATCTTTACTAGCTTTAAAAACTTGCCCAACTATATTGGTGTTCGTTACTGTTCATTGTATCTCTCTTGAGCTTTCACAATGTTCGTTACAAATTTTTGGATAGAGGTTTATTTTATTTAATTGTCATTTTTGTAGAGTAGTTCTAACTGAATTCTCAGTAATTTTAGTGTATGTTCAAGGCACACCTATTTCCCAGTTTTTAGTAGGAAAGGGATTATTGTTTGATACACTTTCTCAATTAGTATGTATTTCTCTTATTAAACTCATAATTATAAATAGTTAGTGTTATCAGATGAAAAAACAAGTGTTTCATATTGTAAGTAAATATTGACTGTCTTTCTACAAAAACTAAAGTTTCTCAAGGCTTTGCTTCTATTGTAACATTATAACTTGAGCTGTCAATTCTTGTAATAATAAACTCTTGTAAATATAATCAAGAAGCATTAGGTAGAGTAATAACAATATCATTATTAGTAGCATCTGCTATTATTTTATGATATTCAGGCTTTACAGTAATATCTCAAGTTATATTTGTTATATTGTTTATTTCATTTCATGCTATTCATGGTACTCATCTATATCCTTTTTCTCATTTATCTCAATTCTTTCATTTAAGAGATTCTAGCCATTCTTCTTCAGTTCATATAAAACCATTTTTTATTGCTATTTCATAAGCAGACAATCAATTATCTCAGTTATCTCAATCATTTCAATTATCTCAATCTTCTCAGTCATTCCCATCTTTTCATGGTTTTCAGTCTTCTCAATCTTTTCATGGTTTACCATCTTTTCATGGTTTTCAATCTTTAGGTTTTTGTTGTTTAACTTTTTCTAACAAAGAAAGTAATATGACAATATTATTAAGAGTTTCTTCATCTATTTCTCAATTAATATTTATATTTCATTTAGCACCCAAAATAGCATCAAATATTTCTAATTGACTTTTAATTCTAGCTGATAATTCTCAGTTTATTTTAACCATATTTTTTTAGTTAAGTCATTCTTTTTCAACTTCTTCTTTCTAATGGTGTGATTTTACCTTTACTTTTTCTTTTTTTAGTCATTACTTTTTTTGGCATAGTTTTTTATTAAAAATTATTCTTCAATACAGTTAAGGTCAAATTGTTTAAAACTCTCATATATATATGATATTTTTTTATTTTGTTCTGCTTGTTTTTCTAAAAGATATTGTGCTATAAGTATAAGATATATTATACATAATAGTAATATTGTCCTATAAAATACTTCTAATACTGTTTCTGCTTTCATTATTTTACTATAAAATCATAAATTAGTTTAGTTAGTGTTCAAATTAAAGCTGCTCCTGCTCATATTCAGAACTTAATTAAATTAGACATAGTAGTATTTGTTTTATTTAATTCTTCTTTTGTAGCATATTTATCATCTACATTCAATATAAAATTATCAATTTTATTAAATAATCAATCTACTTTTTTCTCAATATTATCAATAGACTTTTGCATAGTTTTAGTAGTTTGATTATATAAGGCAAGATTTTTTTCTAAATCAGAAAATCTTTCTCAGTTTTCTTTAATACATTCCATTTTATGTTTTAATAGTAAATCTCAACATCAAGTCATAATAAAGGTTTAGTAATATAAATTTAATATAAGGATTTTAAGGTATTTTGCAACCTATTTTTTAAAACTTAACCATCAACCTATCCTAACTCATAAGTATATAAAGGTTTTTTCAAATATATTAGCTCATTCAAGGTTTAATCATTCTAATAATATCATATCACACTCTTTTCTTGTTAGTTCTTTACTTTCATATACTCAAGGGCTTATTTCTCTCCATACCCTATGGTTATTGTATAATTTATCATGTAATATATAACTTACAAATTTTGTTTTATCAAATATAAACCATAATAACCTAGGTATACTTCAAAAATCACTCGTAAATCATTTCTCTACTTTTATATAGTAGTCTTTTTCTTCATAGTCTAAATACCAAATAAACTCTTTATCTACAGTCCATAATTTATTCCCTAGCTGTTTTGTTAGAGTTCAATTTTGGTGCATACTAAGAGCTTTGGTAAATTTCATAGATTTATATTAAAAGTAAAGGTCTATTATCTGTAAATATAAAGTTATTTACACTTACTTCTCATAATTCACTAAGTAAAGCATTTGCTTCTGTTTCATCTATAAGGTTAAAATTAAACTCAGGCTCAAGTGATAAATAATAAGTTATTTCTTCTTGTGTTGTTGTGTCAGGATATTCTACCCAACTTATGAATCTACCATCAGCTATTTGAAAACCTGTTTCATTAAAAGTAGTTTGTCAATTTGTTTCTTTAGACACTCTATTATTAGTATTTGGGTCTTCATATAAAAAGTCATTTACTTTTTTTCTATTCCAAGTTATATATTGTTTCATAGTTTTATGTAAAAGGGTATTGTTTTCAGGCTCAACTATTATAAAGTTCTGTTGCTTCTGTAGAAGTTATAGCTCTATTCCATATAGCTTGTTCATCAATAGTTCAATCTAAATATATACTAAGAGGATAAATTCTACCAACATATAATGATTCATTATTTGTAATTGCACTTTCATTTCAAGTTCAAAATGTCCAACTACCTCATTCATCTACTCAATTTATATATATTTTAGTATTAGCTCAACTTCCCCAAGTATGAACAGCAACTATATTATACCAAACTCAAGTAGATAAGTTAAAATTACTTTGAAACACTTTATAAGAATTATTTGGATTAGTCCAAGAAAATCTAGGAGTAATTCAATTAGTTCACAAATCTATTGAATAATTTATGGCTCAACCTGTATTAGTTCATTTATAAAATATTCAACCAAAATTTACAGCTGTGTCTATTTTTACCCAAGCGCTCATAGTTATAGAACTTGTTAAATCTAAAGATGAATTATCTCATATAGCTATATAATCATTTACACCATCAAAATCATAAGCTCAATTAATTTTTCAACTAGCTGTATAAGTAGCTCAATTTATAGCTCAGTTATTAGTTCAAACACTATCGGGAAAACTACCATTTGTATCAGCTTTCCAATAACTTATAAGTCAATTTATAGAGTAGATGGTGGAACTATGGTGTCTGTTCAATAAACAACAGTACTTCATAAATATTTCTTATTAATATTTGTAGTTCATAGTTTTATAGTATTTATATCTTTATTTCAAACTTTTATACTCATAGTATTGTTTTTATTCAGTTTAAAGTAGCTTTGCTTTTCTTTATCCAAGGATTGTTGGCTAGTTCAGGGTTTGTTTTAATTAACTCATCTACAACTATATCTAAAGTTCATGCCATTAGATTTATTTGGTCTGTAATTGTTGCAAGTTTTAATATTTGTTCTTCTTTAATTTGCTTATTAATTTCTTCTTTTTCTTTTGGTTCTTCAATATTTATTCTTTGTTCCTCTCTTTTTAATAAATCAGCTATTTCTAACTCAGTCATAGGAACTTTTTTTCAGTCCACAATTTTATTATATTCCATATTTAATTAATTATTCAATATAAACTAATCCACCCACTAGACATAACTCATTTACTAGGTGATATTCTTATAGAATTCCAAGTTCAAGATGTTCTTTGAAAAGCAGTATGTGCAAATCAAGCTCAATGGTATCAATTATCAGTATATGAAGACTTACTATATCATTGAAAATTTTGAGTTGTTGGTCAAAATGTTGCCTCAAACAGCACTCAAGTTCAAAGGAATGCCGACTGGTTTATTCTAGCATCTGTATTGCTCGAAACTTGAACTATTTGAGCTGTTGAACCTCAAACATAAAATCTGTGCATAGCCCAACTCATTGCATCTACTGTAGCTAAATTATTATTTGATACTTGTAATCTTAAATAATAATTTCATAATGAATCTTCAACATATCACTTAATCATATAGCTATCATATCAAGCTATTGATGCACTTGTAAAATCTACTTGTGATATTCAGCTTAATGTAGTTGTTGTTATTAACTCCATTCAACCTCATCCTCATCAAGCATCTTGCCAAGTAGCAGCACTATCTCAAGTAGCTGTTAATACTTGTCAAACAGTTGGAGCAGTCGCGGTGCTTACATCAACCACAGTTGTTGCAGAATTCAAAGCATCGGCATTAGCTGCGGGCGGAGTTCAGTCTATTATAGTATATTGTGTATTAGCATCAGGAGTTGTTATAGCATCGTATTCAGCTTGTGTTAAACTCATTATGTTAGTAATCTTATCAGCTCAAGTAACTCAACTTGGGTCGCTTGTAAGAGCATCTATTGTTACATCACTTGCATTAGTTCAAGAATTATCTGTTACAGTTACAGCACTTCATATAAAGTTTAAAGATTCTCTTGTAGTTAAAGGTGTTCATTCATCTTCTATTATATGTCAAGAAGCACCTACATTTACAATAGGATTAGCAGGGTCTGTATTATCTATTGTTACATTTGTTCATCATACTACTGCTTGTACTACTCAATCAGCACCATCAGCACCATCAGCTCAAATTAAGTCAGTTCAAGTTCCCCAAGTTCAAGACTTAGGTCAGAATATTTGCCAACTTGTTGTGTTTATATAGAAATCCCCATCAACTCATTCTATTGTAGGGTCTATTGTTCAATTTAATACAGTTTTACCATCAGCACCTTGCAAGGTACTTTTAAGAGCCTTTTTAGTAGTTCATTCAGGACTTTGTGTAGTATCTGAAATATCAACAAAAGGAATTATATCTGTATCTACAGGAGTTCAGGCTGTTAATTCTGTAATTTTCTTATTTGTCATAATATAGTTTTAATTAATAACTGTAGTAGGTTTAGTTCTTCTTGTATAAGATGTTCTTAATTCACTCTCTAATACTAAAGGCATTGAATCTTCTGTAAGTATCTTAAAAAAGTCTTCTTGTAGTATAAAATTATTTCTGTTTACTGAATAATCTGTACTAGGTTTAGTCCTTTTAGTATATGTAGTTGTTATTGGTGTTCTAGGCATATTCTATGTATTAGGTATAAATATACATACTAAAAATATTAATATTATAATTTCCATAATCTTTTATTTATTAAATACTTTCTTTATAAAATCTTTAATTCTCTCTATTTTATCAAATTTCTTAATTGTTGATATAAGTTCAACAGTTCATTCATCTATTAGTATAGGTTTTCAATTCTTAACACTAAGATTTTTAAGTCATATATCTCCCCAACCAAATTTAGTTAAATCTTCTTTTGCTAGAGCTTCCCATCAATATTTTTTAAGTGTACTATTAATATTTTTAGTATTTCAAACATCTAGTTCTTTAGATAATTTAAGCATATCTGCTTGGAAATCTCATAATACTTTTGTTTGTCATATAGGTAATTCGTTTACTGTTGGTACTTTTTCCATTATAACATAGTCAGGTCAAACCTCTTTAACTTTTGGTATAATTCAAGCATCTTGTAATTCTGTATATAAAGCTCATTTATTTTGTTCAATTCATCTTTTATTCTTAGCTACCTTTAATACATTTCAATCTCATAAGTCATAAACTTTTCTATCAGTTCATTCTCATATCTTTTTTAATCATTTTATATTAAATGTTTCTTTGGTCACTTTTGGTAGCTCCCACCGTTTTAAAAGACTTTCAGCTTGTTAATTTATTCATAATAGATGGGCTTAATTCAACTCATCATTTAGTTCTTATGAACTGGTCTAGTGAGAATTTTTCTAATGGGCTTAATTTATTTAAAAGATTAGCTATATTAGTTTTAACTAATGTACTTCATGCTACTTTTCATAATACAGCTCATCATACAGCACCTTTTAATCTGTCATATATATCTCATTGTGTTCATACACCTCAAATTATAGCTCAAGCTCAACTTGGTGCAAATGCGTTTATTAATGCACTAGCTTGGTCTGCTGCATCTTTTCTAGCTATTGATTCTGCTAAAGTAAATGATACTTGAGTATTTTTATTTAATGCTTTTAGGTTTTTAATACCTGCTTCTTCTGCTTCTTTTTCTATTTGTGTTTGTATAGATTTTCTAACATTGCTAGCTCATAGTTTATTTGTTCAAGCTATAACTTCTCATGAATCTTTAAATATGTTAATAAATTCATCTAGTCATCTTTTAACTTGATTTTTTTCAGTAGTATTAAGTCATTTTTTAGCAAGTTTATCTTGTAGTTTAGTAAATTTAATAAAGTCATCTTCTAATCAAGTCTTTCACTCTAAATTATCTAGTATAATTTTAAGTCATTTATTAGTTCATTCATCAAAAGATTCTGTTTTAATTGATTTAAGAGCTTTATCTACAGCCTTTCTACTATTGGTAGCATCTTCAAATAAAGTTTTTACTATTTCTTCTTTACTACCTTTTATGTTTTTATTTAATAAAAAGTCTGCTACACTACTTGTTTCTTCTATTCAATTTGATTTTAGCTGTTTAGCTACCTTATCTAACTTAGCAGGGTTTAATAATCAAGCTAGTTCTAATTTATCTGCAAGTTTTTTACTAACCATACCTATTCATTTAATAGTTGTTCAAATTAAAGGATTTGCTACAGCTCAAATTGCTAAATCTTCTTTTGTTACATCTCATTTAGTTACTATATCAAATTTTGCAAATTCTGAAGCTCATGTAAGAGCTGATTTTAATAAATTAAATGTTCTAGGAGCTTTTTCTCATATTGTTGTTAAGGTTTCTCATAGTTTAGCTATTTTTGCAGATGCTTGAGGGAACTTACTCACTAATTTAGCTTGTCATCATGGTATAAATAATGTTCATATTTCAGCTCAAAATTCTCATATATCTGTAGTAAATGCTTCAGGGTCTACTCATAAAACCTTTTGGAATGATTTTTTTCATTCTATTCAATCTTGTTTAAATTGTTCTTCTAATGATGGGGCATCAACTCATGCTTTTTCTAATAAGAAATCTATTGGTTTACCTATAAAAAATCATCATACATTACCAACTATTTCAGGTAATTGTGAAACTGCTCATCAAATAACATTACTTACTCATTGATTAAATCATGATAATCAAGAATCAGCAAGTTTTTCTTTAACTATATTTTCTTTTTGTCATCTAGTTTGTTCTAATATTTCTCTAAAATCTGTAGAGCTTCATCATTGTTCTTTTACATCAACCATTAATTGATATTCTTCCATATTTTGTAAACCAAAACTAGCCAAGTCAATCTCTTGCTCAGCTGTTTTAGGTATATTTACTGTTGGTTGTATAACATTTTGTATATCTGCTAAATAAGCTGCTTGTCCTCATTGAGCAGGAACAACCTCTTTTCATAACACATCTGTTAAATAGTTTCAAGTAGGCATAATTTATTATTAATTATTATTATTAAAGAAATCATCTTGTGCTTTGGTGCTTCAAGAACTTAAAGTAAATCAAGAAGTAGTTGTTATTGTCTTTCAAGTATTTATATATTTATTAACTCTACTTCAACTTGTTAATAAATCATAGTCATCTAAGAATTGGCTCATATTTCTACCTCATTTAGCTTGTACAGCTATTGAGTTTTTATATCATTCTGTTAGTAAATCTCTCATAAAATCAATAACTAGAGCGTTCTTTTCTTCTGTAGATTGTAAATTAGGTAAAGCTCTTTGATAATTCTTTATGTCTGTATCAGTTAATACTCATACTTCTCAAAATATACCTCTTGCTACTTTTGGAGTTAATCATGCTAATTGCGCTAAAGCTAATTGAGATTGTGCATTATAAGGATTTTTACCATTTAATATTCATAATACAGGTCAAGTATCTGCACTTGCTAGAGTTTCTTCTAGGTTTGATAATTGAAATTTAACTGTTTCCATATCAGCTATTTTTTGTAAAGCTGTATCACTTATATCCTTAGTTTTAGTAGATGATTTAAGTATAATATTTCTATTTTCATCATCTGTTAATTGAGAATTAATTAGTTTATTTAATTCAGGTACTATTTTTGCTTTTAGAGTTGGTGTGAAATCTGTTAATTTTGATGTTCAATCTATAATTCATTGCGCTAAATCTTTATTTGGATTTGTTTTAGAATCATTATCTATACCTATATTATTTAAGTATTGTTCTGTTTGTTTACTACTTCTTACTATTCAATCAGGTCAAGTTGTAACTATGTCTAAATGACTACCAAATCAAGCATTTAATTCAGCTTTACTTGGTTTAGTTCAGTCTAATTTAAGCACATTTCAAGTATTTCATATACTTGCCACTATACTTCATTTAGCAAATGAATCTCATGGTTTTAAAAATGTTCTATCTAAGTGAGAATATCTAACTTTATTTCAATCTTCTAATTTTACAACCATTGTAGTACCATATCAAGTATGGCTTTGTACTTCTAATACCTCTCATCATAAAGGAGTAGATATTGGGTCGCCTACATCTCAATCTATATCTAGTCATTGATAATTATCATGGACTCAACCATAAGATGTTATTTTACCTGTTCATGTTCATTGAATCCAACTTGTAGATTGTTCTCAATTAACTCAATAATTATATTGTACTATATTTGTTCATTCTTTAGGCATTCAAAATACTGTGTAAGTTCAGTCTTCATTTTTCTTTGTTTGCCAAGTATAGTTTTCATCTTCACTTGTAGCTACTGTTTCTCATAATCAAGTTAATACGCTTATTTGTTCTCAATCTTTTAAATAAACTAGATTTCATTCTCAGTCATCTATATATTTACCTCATGTTTTACTATCTTCTCTTAGTTTTTTATTAAATTCAGCTAGTGATTTTTGATTTGATAAAGCTCTTGCTTCAGCTTGTTTTTTACTATCCTCTAAAAATTTAAGTTTTTCATCTTCTCTCATCTCTCATCTTCTAGTTTCATACATACTTAATGCAGTAGTATAAATAGCTTTTATTTTGTTGGTCTTCATATTTTAAGAAATCTATTTCTGTTTGAGCATTACTTTTAAGTGTTTGATATTCTCATATTTTAGCATTATATTCAGCTAAAAGTAATCTTTTTTGTTTAACATTATCTCTATTAGCATCTCTTACTGCTGCATTTACTGCTCATGGTAAGTTTCAAGCTAGTTCTTTTCTTATATTTGTTTCTGTGTCTTCCATTTCTATATCAAACTTTTCTATCTCTGCTTTTTTATCTGCTATTTCTGTTGTTAAATTATTTATTTGTGGGGTATTTAAAAGACTTTGTGATTTTCCTCTTAAATCAAAACTAAACAATCATTGAAGTTGTGAAACTATATCAGTTAAAGATGTTACTTTATTTCAAGCTGTAAAATCAGTTGGTTCATTAACTGTTGTAGCTTCATTTTGTTTTTTAAATAATTCTATTGATGCTCTTTTTGTTTCAGGTAATAAATTATATTGTTCACTACCTATAACTACATTTCATGCATTAATTTCAGCTAATAAATCATCATTACTCATGTTAGAGTATTTTCAAAAGTATTTAGTATTAGAAGATGTTTTAAAGTGGTCTTTTAATACTGAGTTAAAGCTATCTCTATATTGTATATTTTTACTTCAAAAATCAGCTAAGTCTTCTAGTGAAGCTCAGCTTTGTACCATTTTAGCAAACTCATCAGTAGCTTTTATTTTATTTTGTTCATCTAATGTATCTTGAGCAGATTGATTAGCTATCTCATTACTTTTTACAGTTTGTGCATCTACTACAGGAGTATCTTGTTTTTTAGTATCTTCTACTGGTTTTACAGTTGGCTCTACTTTTGGTGTAGGTGTAATATTAATATTTGTTGTAGGTGTTGGAGTAGGTGTAGGCTCTACTGGAGTAGGTTCTGTAGGAGTAGGAGCTGTTTCTACTGGAGTAGTTTCTACTGGAGCAGGAGTAGGTTGTTGGAAACTTTGTTGGTCATTTACTCACTTAATCTTAAAAACTCAAGTATCAGCATCAGGTGCTACTCAAGGTTGTTCTATTTGTTGTGGCTCTTGTAGTTTTTGTTCATCAATACTTCAAGCTCAAGTTAGGTTAGTTTCTGCCATAGTTTTATATTATTTGTATAAATTTATTATATATATTTATGTTTGTATTGCAATATCTTGTTTAAGTTGTGGTGTATTTATTCATGCAATTAATTCAGGTTCAAAGACTGGCTCTTTATAGTCTTTTAGATAATCTGCTTTATATTCTTTGTTTTTTTTCATTATACTTCAATTACATCATAATCTAACATCAATTCGTGTAAAACTGGTGGAGTAGTATCTCAATTATCAGAATGAAAATCTACTTTAAATTGTATATCTATAAACTTTTTAAATGCTTCTCATCAAGCTATTCTGTGTATATTCTCTACTGTTATAACATCAGTTGTTTCACTTATTGTTCTAATTGTTTCCCAACTTCAATTATTTACTCTATAAGAAAGAGTAATAGTATTAGTTCAACTTGTATTGCTTGTTCATATTCTAATTGCATTAATCTTTTTAGTTAGGCTTGTTCATCATGAGAATACATCACTTATAATATATCAATCTGTAGTTGTTTCTAGTGAACTTAGGTCTATATAATCTATTCAGTATGTAGAACCTGCCTTATAACTAAAATATANTCTTGTAAGGTTTCTCTCATAATAAAACATATCATATATAAAGTCTATTTGAGTTCATGCATTGTTTTCACTTACTATTTTATGTAGTCCTTTTTGTACTCATGGTATTATACTACCATATCTATATAATCATTTAATTGTATCAGAAGCATATATAAATACATCATTATTTGCTGCTAATATTGTTTTGTTTTGGTGGAAATCAGTATCATCATTTACAAATTTAAGTCTTTCTGATATTACTGAGTTATCTTCCATTCTATAACTTTGTTTAGGTTTAGTAACCTTTTGAGAACTATATCAACTTCATAATAATAGTTGTCAATCTTCTGTAGTTATAAAATCTCTATCTGATATTTGTGTTGTTTTTTGTGGTATTGTTCATAACCTACCTCTTGAACTAAAGTTTAACACTTCATACAATACCCAAAAATAATACTATTCAGCTTTCACAGTAAACTACTATTGTAGCTCATTGTAAAGTTAATCATAGTACATCACTATCAGGGAATGTAAAAGTATTAATTAATCAAGTGCTATTTATCTCATATACATCTGATATTCATCATACATATACAGATGTACCTGATACTAATATAGGAGGACATCATAAAGATAATATAGTTCATTCTGCTATAAAACTCTCATTCATTGCTGTCCAGTTTCATGAAGAAGCATTACTCTCTGTAATATAAGCACATCACATTAAAGAAGATGTACCTCAAATAGTAGTTTTATAAAAGAAGTATAAATCATTTCAGTTTTTTACTACTGATACTATATTTTTACCATTTATAAGTGTATATTCGGGTGTGTCATCAGTAGAATCAAGTTTATATATAACTCAATTATCTCATCAACAATAAACTCTACTTACTCATATAGCTGTAGATTGTAGTCAATCTATTCATATCATTGAAGTAGTACCTGTAGTTAATCATTTATTTACTTTAGGTCAAAGTGTTATACCATATCAATCTCTTAATCAGTCTACATTTTTATGTTCAATAAAACTAGGTCAAGCTGTTAAAAAATCATCTTGTTTAACTCATGGATAGAATGTATTATAAGTTCTTTGCATTTTTTATCTATAAGCATCTAAATTACTGAATTGTTTTTTTAATGGTTGGTTATATCTTTGTTTCATATAATTTACCATATCTCTTAATCATAAATCATATTTATTTTGTGCTGCTTGTGCTTCATTTTCTTTACCTTGTGATAAAAATATATCTATTCTTAATCAATCTGATATAAGTTTATGGAATTGTGTAGGTATTTCTATCTCATCTTCTGTACTGCTTGTAGTTATTGCTGCAGGTTTATGGATAACATATAATTCTAGTCAATTTCCTACTATTTCAGATGGAGCAGGATATATAAATATACTATTATCTTGTATATAAAAGAAAGGGTACGCCAGTAGATTGATTATTTGAATAATAATCAGGGTGGAATTCTAATACTCAAGGGTTTTGGTATCTAACTAATTTATAATCAGTTTGAGTGCTTGTGTACTTAATAAAAACCTTGTTAATTTTCTTAATATCAAGGTCATCAGGTGCTATACCTAGTTTTTTTAGCTGTATATTCACTTTGTCATACTACAGTATCTGATTTTCAACTATCCCAAAAGTAATCTCATTTAGTAACTGACACTATTTCATCTACTATTTCTTGGTATCTCAAGTCAATATCATCATCTGCTTCTGTAGTTGTATAATCTACTGCGTTTGTATGAGTTTGTCTTAAAGCTCTATTATATATTTGTGTTCAATTCATAACATTAATTTAATTACTAAGCCTTTAATTGTTGTTCTGCATAAAGATTTCTTACAGCTTTTCTAAGTTCTTTTATATATTCTTCTTCTAGTGTTTCATCATAGTCTTTTATCCTGATTAATCCTGTTTTTCATCTATGAGTATATTGTATTTCAAGAACTTCAGTTTTTTTTCAATCTGTATGTTCACATTCTCTTATTTCTTTGCTTTTGATTTTCATGTTTTTTTATTAGTTTTATTAGTTTCAACTGTTTTAGTAGCTTTTATTTCTTCAAGTCCATAAGCTCTAAATATTTTAGCTATTGATTCTGTATCTGCTATTATAAATCAGTCTTTATCTGCAACATATCTCTTTCAATCTCTATTAATAACTCTATCTGCACTTGTCTTAAACTTAAACATAATATATTAATTAATAAACAAATAGAAACTTACTAAGTAAATAGTAAGCTCTATATTTGTCAATTAGGCAACATATTGGATAGCAATAGCTTTTGCATTTTCTCCGTAATATTTTTAAACCATATATAACTTCAGTCTAGTAAGTTTTCATAGAAACCATACAGTACCTTTTCTAACATCGTAGTTGTTTAATTGAACTACCATATTAACAGCACCTTCTTGTAACATGATTACTTCTTTAGAAGCAGTTAGTGCGTTAGTTTTAACAACTTTAACACCATTTACCATACCTACATAACCTTTAAATCTAGTTTCAAGTCATAGGTCTGAAGCATCTAAGAACCCTGATTGCATTAAGTTGTTTGCAAAGTTAGGAGAAACAAAACAGATTCTTCCATCTTCACTTACATTTTGATTATCTAATGCTTCTGATAGGTCTAATATAGAAGTATAAGCTAATGCAGGAGTTAATGTAATTGGAGCACCTGAATCTAATTTATTAGCAGCAGGAATATCAGCAATTTGTGTAACTAATATTTGGTCCCTTACTGCTTCATCAAATAATCTTGCTTCAGCTTCTGCAAATCTACTTGCAACAGCCATAGTTAATTCAAGGTTAGATTGAGTTTTTTCTTTAGCAGTAATTCTTACTAATAATTGTTCAGTTTGGTCTATTACTAAATTTTCAGAAGTAATTGTAAAGTCAGTAGCAGTAATTGCTGCACCTGCAGTACCTGATGCAAAAGATAAAGTTGGTAGTGTTTGAACAGTAACAGTATCTCATGCTTGTTTTAATTCACCTGTATAATCTGAATTTGTGAATTTATAGAATACATTTTTAATATCTCTATTTCTAATAACCTCTTTACTAAATAAAGTAGGTTCGATAACAGTATTTGCCATGTGGTAATATATTAATTTTTAAAGTATATTACCAAAGGGTTTAATCTCTAGTAATATTTACTTTACCTTGCTCTTTTAATGCTATTACTTTATTATAGTCTGCTTGACTAAGTTTTGTTAAAATCAGACACACTATAAGTTGTCTTAGTATCAGAAAAAGCTCATCAAGTAAAGTTTGTTTGTTTTGCTTTTCTTCTATTAGCTATAGTTTCATCAGCTTGTTCTATTTCAAAAACAGCAGCTTTTAAGCTATAACCTTTTTTAGTTAAATCTGATATTTGGTCTTTATATTCAACTAGGTCTGCATTATCTTCAAAAAATTTCTTTTCTGTATAAAATGCTTCTAAGTCTTCTTTTGATAAACCAGTAGTTTCGGGATTGTCTGTAGTTTTATCCTCAACTTTATCTTCTTTAACTTTTGTAGATTTCTTTAAATCAACTATTTTAGCTTCTGCTTTAGCTCTCGCTTGTTTTTCAGCTTCTAATTGTGATGTAAGTTCTTCTACGCTTGGTATTTCAACAGCACCATCTGCAGTATAATCTGACATATTTCCAAATATGTTAGGTAATAAATTATTTTTTTGCAAAGTATAACTACTTTAAAAAGAATATAGTTTTACCACATAAACACTCGTTGGTGGGGTTTTATAAGTTTATAATAAGGTTAAAGCCTTGTTTGTCAAAAGTTTTTAATTATCAAACTTTCTTTTTCATATCTTATTAGTTTTTGACTCTATTGTTTTTAATAAATCTTCTGTTCCTTTCAGATAATTTTGTTTAGCATTTAAAACTTTTAATGCTTCTGTATCTCAAAGGTTTATATTTTTTAATCATTGTAAAACAACATTTTCAAAGTCTTTAATTAACTCTTTTAATAGTTTATAACCTTTATCTTTCATTAAACCCTCTAGGTTTGATTTTTCTTGTTCTGTTAGATTTCTCATAGTTTTAATTAGTTAGGCTGCTACATCAGATATTGAAGCATCAGGACTCTTTGCGTTATCTTGAGCTAGTAGACTTGCTCATAATCATCTTGCTGCTCATCAATTACTTCATGTTTCTTGAGGTGCTTCAGGTTGTTTAGGTTCTGCATCAAGTGCTAGTTCTCTTAATTCAATAGCTTTATTTCTAGCATCTGTATCAAGTCAAGTTTTATAAATATTGATAAATACATTATGGTCTTCTCAAGGTTCAGGTTTAGATTTAAGCTCCATATCATTATTTAGTAGTACTAGATTATCATAAGCTATTCTCTCATCTCTAGTATATGGGTGTATCATTTCAGGTTCTAATCATTTTATACCTGATTTATCTATAAGTAATCTATCTATAATTACATCTTGTGTACTTCATGGTTGTACTGATTGTTTTAATGTTCATACAACACTAAATAATACTGCAAAATCTTGTTTCTTTCTTATATCTTCTTGAGCTTTACTTGATACTACTATATAAATATCTCATTTAGCTATAAATTCATTTTTCTTAAATCAGTATGTTACTGCTTTATTTCAACTATCCACAGTAACAATTTTCTTTGTTCTTTGTGGACTCATGTATGAAGCATAACTTTTATATATATCAGTCCGAAGTCAAACTAATGATTCCATATAATTAGACTGCATATAAGAGATTATTTGATTTATATTTTGTTGTATTGTTTGTACTTCTGATTTTGTTTGGTCGCCTTGTAGACTTTGTCCTTGTACTAATGCACTCATATTAGTAGCTTCTTGAGCTAATCTATTTAAATCTGCAATAGTATTAGGTATAATTGGATTTAATGGTCTTGCTTGTTCTAATTGTATTCAGTTATTAGCTGTAACACTTGGGTCAGAACTAGAGAAAGGTATAACATCTCAAGGTCATGAATTATTAGCTAAATCATCTGTGTCTATTCATAATCTAGCATCAACAAAAGTTTTACCTCATACAGCAGCTAATTTAGCTTGTACTATTTGTAGGTTTGTTAATAATGTTTCTAAATCTTGATATTGTCCTATCTCATCTATTAGACTTGCTCAAGCATAACTTCATTTAATAGGTTTAGCTCTAAATAATTGTACTCATATACTAATTTGACTTGGGTCTTCTTTTTCATTATCTGTTAAAGCTCTCATTTCTATCATTCTGATAAGAGTTGTTCTATCAGCTCCCCAAGTAGTTAAATATAATTTATGTTCTGTATCATCTGATTTTTTAAATACAGTTATATGATTATATATATCTATAAGTTCATCATTATATTCAGTATGAGTAAAGTCTTTTATATTACTATTAGCTCTGTCAAGTCTTTCTATCTCTAAACTTCTTTCTAACTTAACTTTTTGTACTCTATTTTTGTCATAAGCATCATCTGATTCTAACTCATATATACTTTTTCTTAATAATGTTCAATAGTATCTCATTTTATTACCTATCCAGTTTTTAGGGTCAGGATATGTTAATCTTGAATCAACATAACTAACAATAGGCTCTTGAGAGTGGTCATTCCATCAATCAACAGCTAAAACTCACACTCATTGTAAAGCATCATCTGTCAATACTTCTTCATATTTAGTTCTTATGTCCATTGTTCTAAAGTTTGCTTTGAATACTTTATCACAATTCTTTGCTATATCTTCTCATAATACTCAATTCTCAGGAACATTCGTAACTTGTAGACTATCTGATAAAAAAACAGATTTTCTTATAGTTAAATTATTCCATATTTTTCTAATCTTTACTTTATCTTCTCAAGGTTTAGGGAATAGGTAATCTCTACCTACTTCTCTTACATCATCTTTCCATGTTCTAGTATGATTATCAGCAGCTTCATATTCTTTTGTAACTTTTGATAATAATCTTTTCTCATCTTGTTCACTAATTATTGTTTTTATATCCATATTAGTTTTTTATACATTAAACACTCTTAATATAAACTTGTAGCAACCTTTGTCAAATCTTTTAAAGAGCTTACTTATATCTTGAGTTATTGTTTCTTGCAATTTTTAATGGTTTTGGTGTTGTTGTTAAGGCTCTATATATAGTTGCCATATATCTAAACCAGTCAGCATCATGAGAAGTAAAATCATGTTTAGGATTCTTTTTAAATTCTCATAGCTTATCATCATATTCATATTGATATAGACTTAGATTGTTTATAAAGTCTTCTAGCTTATCATCTATATATAGATACTTAAAAATTAATCTTCATGCACTTATTCAACTTTCTATTGTATTCATAGGTACAGTATAACATTCAGGTCATAGTAGTTTTTTAACAGTTTCTAGTCTACTTGTTCAAGTTGCTAGTTCTCTATTAGCTATATCATGTGGAAAGTAGTGTTTATTATAATTATAACCTTTTTCTATTAGTTTATTTGTATAGTGTTCAAATCAATATCAACTATTAGTGTATCTATCTATAATTCTTATTTCAGGTCAAACTACTTGTACAAATCATATAGCCATAGCATCTGACATTCATAAGTCCCAAAAAGTAGTTACAGGTAGTTTTTCATCATATAATCAGCTTTTAACTCTACCCTCTTTAAAATGCTTCTGATAAATCTTTACCATAAACACTTCATTTCATGTGAGCTTCCCAAGAACATTCATATTCTTGTGAAAATTCTTCTTCTGTCATCTCAGCTCTTGCATCAGCTATTTGTTCTTCATCTAATAAATTTGTATCAGAGTATCTAAGTAAACTTGTGTAAAATCTATCATCTTTTAAAGCTCTTTGGTATAGTTTATAAAAGGCATTCTTACCTTTAGGTGTTCATATCCAAGTAGCCCAACCTTTATTAGCATTTATCATAGGAAATATAATCTCTCAATATATCCAACTTGGTTGTTGTGCATATTCATCAAATATTACTCATTTTAAATCTAATCATCTTAGACTATCAGGATTCTCTGCACCAAATAATGAAAGTGTTGCTCAGTTTTCAAATGTAACAAAGAGTTCACTTGAATTATAAGTAAACCCTCATATTTGGTCGCCATATTTTTGTATCATTCTCCATGCTATCTTTTTAGCTTGTTTATATGTTGGTGCTATATATCAATAATCATAAGCTCAATCACTTATCATACATACAATAGCATCTAATATAGCTCATACAGTTTTGCCTCATCTTCTATGTACTACAATAACATTAAATCTCTTTTTGTTTTTAAGGTAGTTTCTTTGCCAAGGTCTTAACGCTTTTGATAAATCTATTTTCATTGTCTAGTTTTAAATAATTCTAATAATTCAGTATTAACTCATTTACCATAAAACAATATGTTTGGATTAAAATAGTATTTACTTTCTTTTTCACTTGTTAGTTTTAACCTTTTAACAAATCACATCTTTTTAAATAATGTTTTTATCTTTTTTAATCTATCATCAGATAATCATAATATTTTATAATCTATCTCACTAGTTTTAAAATCAAGTGTTTTAATTAATACCATTAAATATCCTAGATTAGTAGGTCATATTTCATCTTTTATTTTAAGTGTATCAAACATTATATTTAATTGTAAGAAGCTATTAAAGGGTTTTATCTTCTGTATTATATAGCCTTTATTTTTTTCTTTATAAAATTTCTCTTTACTTTTTCAAAGAATTGAATAGACTATTTCCATATCATTCATAAGAAATAGGGATTAAGTTTAGTAGCTTATATCCCTATAATAGTCAAAAGGGTTTAAATGTAAACCTTTTTTTGTTCAAAAGGGGTACAGAAGTAAACCTTTTTATTTTTTGTTTTCCCTTTATAATCAAATCTTTTAATTTTTACTCTTATATTCTATAGATGAGTCTTAATCACTTGTGATACTATATTTGTATTGTTATATCTCTATCATTATCTTTACCACTATTTCAGAATATAGCTTTTCTTTTAGTAGAATTATTAGCTAATTCAGATATAAGCTTAATATCATTTAAACTAAGCTCTTTATTATTTGCTATCTTATCTTTTATTATATCTAGTGTTATTCAATTAGATAAAGCAATAATATTATCGTCCATTCCCAGTATATCATCTAGTATTTTGCTCTCTGTTCCGTTTTGTTCCAGTTCTTTTAGTATTCTATTTGCTGTTGCTAAGCCAATTCAAGCTTTATCTGCTACTTGTCTTTGACTTTGTATAGGTTCTTTAATAACTTCTTTAATAACCTTAGCTTTATTCTTTAGCTTATCACTTCTCTCTGCCATAATATTTAATTAGTTTTATTATTCTTATAATACTTATGTATTATTTCTTAGCTAAGTTTTTTATTGTAATAGGTTTCATAGTATTGTTTCCATATTATTTATTGTTTAAGTATTATTCCCCATTAAAATATAAACTAGCTACATCTCTTGTATTTATATATCATACTTTAACTCATTTAACAGTTATTTTTTCTAGTTTACCTGTCTTTTTAATTGTTGTTTAGCTGTATTTATATGTATTCATCTTTTCTCTGCATACTCAGGGAGAGTTTTTTCTATTTCCATTATTTTTTTATTAATCTATTATTTTCCAATCCATAGCCAGTAAGTCTGTTTGACTAGCTAACCAAGGAACTAAACTGTTTTTTTCTTTTATATTATTGTCTTGGTTTGGTATAACCATATAAATATAAGGTAATGTCATTTTTGAAAATTTATCAGGTTTTTGTAACTGTAGATACATATTTTTTCAATTCCATCATTTTCTGTATATTGTTTTACCTTTTTTTAAATCATCTAAAGCTGTTGAAAAATCATATAATTCTTCTTCTTCATGTGTTATGTAATCTGGGGATACCATACTGTTATTAGTTATTATTATTATCTTTTAGTATATACATTATATGTTTTTTTTCTTTAATTGCAAGTTAATCTTTGTATTAGTTTATCTGTATCTGTCTTTTTACTATAAGTTAAAATAGTTACTTCTCATAATCATCTAGCATATACAAATTTATGTTTTCAGTCTGTTATTTTTTGTTTTCATTCTCTAGCTGAGAATATCTTTACTTCTCTATCTTTATATTTTTCTTTTTTCTTATAGTGTTTATAAAGTATACCAAACATTCATATAGCAAATGCTTCTGCTTGGTCTAGTGTTCTATTAGTTCTTTCTGCTATTCTTTCTTTTGCATGATTTGTTACTATTACATACATAGTTTATTTAGTTATAATATCTCTAATCCATTCTATTGTAGCTCATATTATTCAAGCTATCAATATTCATAATCAGATTAAAAAAGTAAACATTAATGCTATACCTTGTAATAAAAAAGGTAATAGTATTATACATAAAATAATCGTTAAAAGTGTTCACATAGTTTTATTTGTTAAGTATTAAATCTACTCTGCTTCTTATATGTTTTAATATACTTTCTCATTCAATAACTACTTTTTCTAGTCTATTAATAAACTCTTTATCTCAGTTTCTATCAGTAGTTACCTTTATAGCATTCTTAATTCTAAATAGTTCTTTTTCTATTTCTATTTCTTGTTGTTTATTCTTAGCTATGTCTTTAGGGGAGTGTATATAGGAATTTATTGTTTTCATATAGTTTTTATAGTTTTTAAAATTGGTTAGCATAAGGTATATTATATTATCTATTTTATCCAATCAATAATTGGTTCTCACTCATATCATTTTTCCCAAACATACCAAGCATAAGCTATTGTTCAGCTATTTTTTGGTTGTGGTTGTCATTCTGGAAACATATTTACCCTTTTACAAAAAACATATACTTTTTTTAATGGAGTGTTTTTAAAGAACTCATATCTATTAATTGATTCAAGAAAAGATAATTTTAATAGCATTACAACTTTTCAATCAGCAGTTTTTAGTGCTTTTTCTACAAATTCTTTTGCGCAAAAATATGGTGGATTTGTTATAATATTATTAACTTGACATAAATAATTTTCATAAGTTAAAAAATTTCTTCATTTTGTTCAGTATACTCAATTATCTTCTCTTATATCTTCACTTCTCACATTATATCAATTTTTTTCTAAAACCTTTGATATAGCACCAGCTCAACTTGCAGGTTCTAAAACATTTCAATCAAAACTTTCTTTTTCTAGTAATTTTTCAACACACCAAGTAGGAGTTTGATAAAAATCGATTCAATCATTTCTTTTTCTTCAAGCTATTGAAGTTCATTTTGTTGTCATTATTTTAATAGGTTATATAAATATTCAGTAGGGTTATCTAAGTGTTTATTTAATCTTTCCCACATATACATATATGTTACTCAGTAATATTCTTGGTATTTATCCATAAACTCTTGAGTAAATATTATTTCTCTTAAATTAGTTCAAATATAATCACTTCAATAAACATTCAGTCTTGCAAATCTTCATTTATAATATTCTCAATCTACATTATACCCTATCTCATCACATATTTCCTTTAATATTTCGTGTTCTGTTTTCATATAGTATTTTTAGTTTTTAAAGGGGTAGATTTCTACCCCTGTTAAATTAATCTTTATCTAAATTACTTTTTTCTCAATCTAATATTATGTTAAAATAACATCTTAGTCATTCATTTTTACAATATCATTTATCCTCTATTTGTGAAAAGGATATTATTATATATATAGATATTCAAAGTAAAATTGTTCATATAAAAATTGTCCATTTGTTCTTTTATTAGTTAATATAAATTAGTTAGTTCACATATGATTAGTTATGTGATGTATTTAGAATAATCTATTTATTATTCATTTTAAAGATAAAAATCATATCATTTCTTCTTGATTTTTACATTGATAAGCATTTCATTCTCAATCAACTACATAATACCAACCTTTATATTCTTTTTGTAAAACATCAATATAATATCAATCATCTCTTAAATATTTATTTCAATTATACTTAAATCAATTTATACTTAGTATTTCTTTTAGTTTATTTTTTCTCTTTAAAAAATTATTCATAGGTTTTGTATTAGTATATAATTAATTATCTCTTAAATTTTTTCCCTTTTTTTCTTCTTCTCCTATATTCTAATTCATCATCTTGTTTTTCTCATTCTTCTTTTTCTCTCATAAATTCTTCGTTATTTCTTCAGCTTAGTTTTTGCTTAAAACTTCACTCCTCTCTTTTTATTGGTTTTTTCTTTTTAGCTTCTTCTAAAACTGTAAAGTGTCCTAATATTTTACATACTTCTATACAAGTACAAGCTATTATACAGCTCCTTTCATCTATTAATTCTTTTCTATTTGTGTACCAAATACCTTTTTTTATATCTACAACTGCTCTCTCATTTAGTTTACATTCTGATTCACAGAATTCTAGGTTGTTTTGTTTCATATTTTAATTTTATATAATAAATTCTTTTTCTAAATAATCAATCATATCTTCTTTTGTTTTTATTTTATATTTTTTTCATTCTTCTGTTGTTATTTCTCCTCAATCTTTCATTTTATAGGCTTCATATATATAATAACTTAATTCATCTGCTAAAAACTTATTAACAACCTCTATTCATTTTAAATATCAGCTTAGTCAATTAAATTCAATAAAAAGGTGAATATTGAGATGGGCTTATTATATTTAAAAATTTAATAAAAAGCATTGTCTATCTTTTCATCTTCTTCTTTCAAACTTACAAGTGTGTTTACTATTTTTTCAAAGTTCATAATTAGTTTTTAAGTTTTAAAAGCAATTCAAGTAGAGAAGTTTCTTCTTGTTCTGTATATAGGTGTAGTGGTTTTTTAGGAATCTTTACATATCAACTATAATCTGTTTTTTGGAATGTCCAAAAATCTTTTTGCCAGAGTATATTATCAAAATATAATAGTCAAACTCATTTTTCATTAGTAAATGAGTTTATATAATCAAGCACAGCTGTTATATCATAGTGTCAAAGGATTTCAATATCTTTTATATATGCCTTATCTATAACTCAAATTAAATATAATAAATAATCTAAATCTCTATTTGTTGGTTCTGTTATTGTTAAATTACTTATTGCTTGAAAATAATGAGTAGAAATTCAATACAAATCTTTTTTAAACCAAACCCCATTCCTTAAACTTTTGTCCATATAAGGCTCTATTAATTCAATTATTTGTTTTCTTGTTTCTGTCATAATTAGTTTTTAATTAATAATTAATATTCTCTATTTATTATATCTCTCCTCCTTGTAACACTCATCGCAAATCGTATGGCTTACTAATAATCTATCTACTTCTGCTTTGGTGTCATTAATAACTTTGTCGTGATAAGCACATACACTTACTTCTGTTTCTAGTTTTCAGTCTTTAAACTCTGAGTAAGCTACCTCGTAGAGAGTTTTAGTATTTATTCAGCTCATTTTAGGTTTCATAATTATTTATTTAAAGTTCTTAAATGTTTAAGTTTATATATACCTTTGTCGTAGTAATATCTATTATCACTTTCACTTAATATTATTCTTACATCTTCTTTAAATTCTTCTGAAAGAGCTGTAATATTTATATTTAGCATAAGTTCCTCTAACTGTTCATGTGGTGTTAAGTTTTGAAAAAGCGTATGTATTGCTTCATGTTTAACTCTTTCTATCCAGTTAATATTATTATGGTGTGAGTTTCAGCCCTTGCTAGTTGGCAATAAGTGGTGACGTGTTGGTGCTTGATTATGTCTTTTCTTACTTTGTTTCATTTTTATAATTATTTTTATTGCTATTATATGTAATTAATGCTTTGTCTGTAAGTAGTGCTTTTAGCTAGGTTTTTTCTAAACTTATATATATCTTTGTATTTTCTTAAATTTGATTCTGTATAATATGCTTTGTGTTCTATCTCTTTTATTTTTTCTAAGTAACAGTCTTCTATTTTGTTAATTTGTTGATTAATTGATTTTTTGACAATTATTATCTCATTTATCTAGTGCTTCTTTTTGTAATTTAATTATTTTTTTAAGCTCTATTTCTTCATTTCTTAATCTTATAATCTCATCTGCATCATTATCAGGTAATAAACTTNCTGTTATAATAGTAAGTATTGCTCATATTATTGCTCCAAGTATTAATGCTATTGTTATAAATATTGTTTCCATATTAGTTAGTTATTTAATAAAATTAATAATTTTTTCTTTAAATGTTAATTGTCTTATCTTTAATCTATCTCATGAGTAATCTATTGTTTTAGGTATATATTCTATTTTCCAGTATTCAATATATCATTCTCATTTAGTTTTTGTAAATTTTACTCAGTATTGTCTTAGTTGATATAATCTACCTCAGAATCTCCATCAATAAGATTTTGATAATTCTATATTTGATAAAGTTCTTCAGTCTGACATATCAGTTAATAATTGGCAAGTTAAGTTTTTCATTGTATCTTGGTTATTAATTAAGCTAATCAACTCATGATAGAACTCTTATAGCTCTCTATTTCACTATCTAATGCGCTATCTGTTAATTCTTTCCTAGACTTAATATTATACTTTTTATATAAACCATTTACCAAATCTTCTAATTTAACTCAGAACTTGTCGCTATATGTTGTCATAGTGAGCGCTAGTTGGTTTAATTTACTTTTTCTCTCTTGGTCTTGATTTCATTGTTTTAATCAAGTAAAAGATATATCTAGTAAATCTCAGTTAATTTTAGATTGCCTTAGTAATTGAGCCTCTGTTTCTTTATAATCTCATTCTTTTACTAAAAGATTAACTTGTAATTCTTTTCTTTCGTTTAGTATTGCTTTTGTTATTTTTACTTCTTGCATATTACTTTTTAGGTGGTAATTCTATATATTTATCATGCTTTTTTAATTTTGCAATTTGTTCGTTGCTTATTGTTTTTTTATCTCAATCTATATAAACACTTAATCAGTATATTTTACCATTCCAGTTTTCTACATCTTTTTTAGTCATTATATATAAATCTTCTACTCTTGCTGATTTTGTATTACTTCATCATTTTTGTTTTCATTTAAATACATCTGCTCATATTCCTATATAACTACATATTTTAGTAATTGCATCTGTTGTGGCTCATTTATAAGCATCTCATAAGTCAAAGTTTTTATTTGCTTCTCATCAGTTATCATTTCAACCAAAACATTCATAATATATTCAATAAGTTGGTATTTCAAATGTAACCTTAACTACTACCATTCAATTATTAACTTCTCAAATTTGTTCAGTTTTTACAGTCCAAGCACCTATTCAAAATACTTCATTAAGTCTTTCTAATACATATATTGCTTTAATAGAAGATAAGTAAGTTTTTGTAGGGTGTTGTGTTATTGCTTCTACTGGTAGAGATTTTTTGATAAGTTCTTTTTGTTCATCTGTTAATTCTTTTGTTCCCATAATTCTTTATTATTTAATATAATCTAAACTTAATTCTTCTAATTTCTCCATGTCTACTTCATCTTTATTTCTAAATTTAAATATTTTTTTACTATTTAAATCCCATATCCAGTTGATTACTTCACTTGGTTGTCTTACTACCTCTTTTGGTTTAATATTTCTTATACGCTCGTTTTCTATATCTATTTGTGCTAATTCATAGTTCTCAAGTATAAGTTTTTTAATCTCAAATCTATAAAATCAACATTGTGTTTCTCTAATAGTTCATTTACTACCTTTTATTAAGTTCTTATATAAATTGATAGTTTCCATATTAGATTGTATTAATCAGTTCATATTTATAGATTACTTACTAAATGTTTTAAATATACTTCTATATTTGTAGTTTCTAATCATTCCTTATTGTCTTTGTATAGTATCTCAGCAAAATTTTTAATATCTTTAATCATTTTATTACGAGCTATTTGCTCTGCTGTTAGTTTCATAATATAAATTAATAAGTAAAATATTGTTTAAATAGATTGATGTTTGGTAACCTGCTTAATCTATTTTTTATTAGTAAGTTAATGTTATAGTTTTATAAACTAATTTCTTAACTTGATATAAGTATAATGATTTTTTATTATATTGCAAATAAAAAGTATACTTTTTATGTTTTTTTATAAAAGATAGCTTAACTAAAAGATTACTATTGTATTGTTATTTAGTATTTTATTATAGTTATCTCTTATGTGCTTTTTAGTTTCTTTGTTTTCTGTTTTTAAATAGTATCATAGTAGAGCTTCTGATTTAGTTAATACGCTTTGATGTGTTTCAAAGTTCATGTTATTATATCTTGATGTATTCATGTTTATTTGTTATTTTTTAATATTTCTTTAAATTCTGCTATTACTTCTAGTAGATATTCACTTGTTACCTTTAAAGGTGTGTTTTTTTGTATTATAAGTTCATCTAAATATTCCTTACTTTTGTATCATTCTAACCGATAAGTAAACTCACATGGGGTTTGGTGTGGGCTAAATTCACTACTAAAGGTATGGTGTCAAGAACATAAACATATTCAGTTAATTAAGCTCCATCTTAATCTTTTATTGTTTCTACTAAAAATATGGTGTGCGTTTAAGTATTCTTTTTTATTACACAAATCATATTCACATACTCACTTTAGTCTTATTACCTCACTCCATAATTTATCTGCTTGTTTAGATAGATAGCTTATTGAATTTTGTTTTTTTTCTTTAACTTTCTTTTGTTTTAGCTTTTGTTTTTCTTTTGCTTCTCTTATTTTACTTCTTGCAAATTCTAAACGACAACTTTTACTGCAGTAGTTATAAACATTATCTTTTATTATTAATTCTTTATCTGTATAAGTTCAACAATTCTTACATTTTAGCTTTTTCATTTTATTTAATTAATCATTTAAAATGTTTATTTAACTTTTTATTCTTTTTAGGTGTATCTTCCCAATTTACCATGCTATCTTCAAATTTTAATTGGTCTAGCTTTCTTTTACAGTTAGTTATTCTCATTTTACTTATTTCTCATCTATAGTTCTCAGGTGCTGAATAAAAGTTTAATGCTTCAGTCCATTTTTTAATTAGTTGTTTATTACTCATAGTTCTTCTATATATTTAAGGTCTAAATTATTTAATACTCTTTTCTCGTTCCAATATCTAGGTTCTATATTTTTTACTACAAAATCGTAATATTTATCTTTAAATCTAGTTTCATTATCATAGTTTCTTTGGTATATTCTGTTGTATAGTTTAGATTTTCTTTTATTGTCTTTAGCCCACATAGGTTTATTTATTATTAATTAACTTTTTTATTCAATTTTTCTATATTTTCTTTCATAATAATATTTAGTTAGTAATTAAATTATTTCATAATATATTGTCATATTTCTACTCAAATATATATAAAAAATCATACAACTGCAATTATAGGAATAAATCATAATGAGCTTTGTATATATTCTTCTTCTTTTGCAAAAGACCAAGTTCAATCTTCATTTTTACTCATAACATTGTTTCATAATAAAATCATTCAATTATTAGTTCTTTTAAATCTTATTTCCTTCATAGTTCTTAGTTAATAAATAAAGGGGTTATTATATGTTCTGTATTATAAAATATTAATTCTTGCTGTTATATTCTTTTATTGTTTTTTCATTTACAAACCAATCTATATCAGCTGTAATTGGTAATTTTAATAGATTCTTTTAGTTCATAATCATCAACTATATCATCTTCATCTCACATTTCATATAAAAATGGTTTTCTAGCTCAATCTTTAGGTTTTGCTATTATACATCATTGTTCAACTAAACTATATTTTATAATAAATAATTGTTCTTTATATCATATAACTTTTCATTCCCATTTATTGTTTATAAACTCATCCATATTTATAATTTCTAGTTTATCTATAAATCTTTGTATCTCTTTATATGATTGTTCATAGGTTCTATTATGGCACTCAAATACTTGTATTCAACTCATTTTTAAAGTTCACTCACAAGTTTTTCTTACATCATCTCAAGATAAATTACTTGATTTCATATAATTAGACTCTTTTATATTTATTTCAAATGGGTTAAAATGTCAGCTAAAAGATATTTTTCTCAGTTATCATTTATATACCACCTACTTTCTGTATATTCAGTATCCTCTAAAGATAGATTATACTCTTTTGTTCATATTTTAGTAGTTCTCATATTTTCTTATTAATTATTAAAGTAATGAAAGGGGTTAATTATCTAGGTATTATGTTATAAATTTCTCAACATATAGCACAATCATCAGTATATTTTTTATTAAATTTCCAATCTTCTCAATATATATCATTATTAGCTTCACAATCTGGACAGTGCCAACCTATACTTGTAAACTCATGTCATTCTACTGTTTTCTATAATTTCTTTTTAATTATTAAATTAATATAATCCTATTTATCTTCAATTACTCACAATATAATTAATAATATTATTTACTACTCAACTTGTTATCTCTTTTTTTTGTTTTGTTTCCCCAAGCATTTATTTCAGAAAGTGCATTATCTATTTGTTCTTTGTTTAATTTTCTTTCTATAAATATATCGTTAATAAATTTTCTTGATAAATCTTGGATTACTTCATACTTATCTAGGAATCTATTTTGATTTAAATAAGTTGATACCATATCAGGTGGTATTGTTTTCTTTACTTCTAAATATAGTTTGTAGTTAGTTAGATTATCCATTATAAGTTTATGAGAGTGTTCTTTAATAGCTTTATGGTATTTTCTTATTAAAGTTTTATCATAACTTCATTTAGGGTTTATATTTCTAAATAGTTTTATAAATTCTTCCCATTCAGGAGTTGGTTTATCTATTGTAATATTTATAGTTTTCTTTTCTTCTTTACTAAATATCATATTATCTCAATCTATATATATTAACTGCCAATTATTTTTTCATAATTCAGGTAGTGCTTTATAATTAGATTTTATTATCCTATATTTAATCATAATATATATTAATAACTAAGTATATATATATTAAATCATATTTTTTAAAAAAAAGCAACTTTTAGCTACTTTTTTCTTTTAGTTTTTACTTGACTTATTATTTCTTATAGTTGTTAATCCATAGAAGTTTAAAGTTCTTTCTCAATAATATTCCCATAAATTACTAACTAATTCTGTATTGTTTGAATCATGTGGTATATTTAACATCTCTAGCATTCTTTGTATAAAATGATTTAATTCATGTAATACTTTTCATATATTCTTATCTTCATATATACATATAATAGAAGTTCTAGGAATATAATAGTGCATAGCATCATTGAATTCTTGTGTTTCAACTTCTCATATTATTTTACTAACAAATTTATCACACTCTTTTCTTGTTCATTCTAATAAGTATAAATCATATCAACATAGAACATCATTTTTAATTAATTTCTTTTTCATAATTTAATTTTTAAGTAATAAAGGATTAATTATTAAATTATTTACTACATCATATATAACACCTTTAAATCTACCTCGCTTGTGTATTATATATTTATCTCAATGCACTTTAAAAGTTATTTTACTAGGTGTTTCTTTATAAGTAAACCTAGATTTTACATAATTAGTAGGGTTTATATATTCAAACTTCTTTTTTACAAACTCTTTTACTTCTTTTAATCAATCACTAAACCACTTTGATAAAGAATAAACATTACATTTAAATCAATTTATAGCAGTAGCCATTTTTACTTTTCTTATAGCATCTATATCTCTTAAATACTTAATAAAAGCCTGTAATTGTCTTTCACTTGTTCCATATCTAGTAGCTTCAAGCCTAGAAATACCGATAGCACCATGTTTTTTATATCTAAATTTAATGGTAAGCAGTAATTTCCATATCTTTTGTTCTGTTAGATTTGGGAATATGTTGTATAATTCTTGTGTCATAAAAAAATCCTTAAGCTGTTGGCAAAAGGGTTTAATTTTTCATTTAAGAATAAGTCTTTTAATCTCTGAGAGGCTCTTTGGCATAAGTCTTACCTCTTGCCAAAGATTTAAAAGACTTATTCCATTACATATAGTATATATAAATATAAATAAATTGCAAATTTTTTTTTTTATATTTTCTATAATGTTTTCTTTTTGAAGTATCTACTGATATTAAACTTCAATCTGTTTGTTTT